TTTATGAAATCCACGAATACAGATTAGCATAATTGATATATTATAAACATAAATTACATTTCTGTTTATGATACTAATTATACTGTTATTTCATATAGTAATAATTGGAGCTATCCAGCCCTATTAACGACTGCGGTATCTTCTTTGAGATAAAGAATTCGTCCTTTTTACTTAGACAATGTCGGATGGAACATCACTGGATGCTTTAGAATCGGGTGAAATTCAGAATACCGCAGATGCTTCGCATGTACAGGCGATTCTTAATGATATGTACGCTTCGGGTGCGCAACCAGGTGAGGGTCATCCATCGCAAGCGCAACAGGGGCAGCAAGGGCAGCAAGGGCAGCAAATGCAGCGCCCGATGCCTCCCATGCATTTACCGCCCCATGTACCGCCAGCGCATTTGACGGCTTCAAATCAGTCGCATCAATACCAGCAGAATCAGCAGAACCAGCAGAACCAGCAGAACCAGCAGAACCAGCAGAACCATTCCCGTCAATATATCACAGACGATGAACCCGTAGGAAAGAAACGACGTAATATTTGGTCCTCTATAATGTCTTATATTCAAGATCCGTTAGTAGTTTCGGTTTTAGTATTTGTTTTATCGCTCCCGGTGCTTCATACGTTTCTAGGGAAATACGCGAGTTGGGCATTTGCTATCGGTGGACAACTCTCCTGGTTAGGTTTGATTGCTTTATCGTTACTGGCAGGTAGTATGTTTGCTACCTATAAAGTCGTAAACGAGACACTGTTTCGTTAGTAACTTTGCCCCATAAAAGAAAAAAACACCCTTCAATAGAGTATGGATTCCATGAATAAATTTATGAAATCGTTACAAAAACTCAATTCGGATTCGTCCCTATTATATTCGAGTTACGCAATATTCACGGTCGCGTGCTTATATATTTTCTACAATTCTCAAATTGCTACGATTCTCTTATCCGTAGGTATCGCGTTCATTCTCTACGCGGTTACAAATGGAAATGTTGCGTTATCGCTTATTGCGGGCGCATTAGGCGGATTGTTAGCGCTTCATTATTCCCGGAATGTAGAACGTTTTGCGAATGAGGATGAAGAAGACAAAATGGAGGGATTTGAAGACAATGACGAAGGGAATACAGATGAAGAGCATGAAGATGACGAAGAAGGGTTTGAAGATGCCGAAGAGGAACCAGCCGAAGATGACCAAGAGATGCATGAGGGATTTGCGAACGTTCCTAAGAAAGTTAAAAAAGCCAAAAAAGGAAAGCGTGCACCACCGCCCGATAACGGTTCTCGTGCCGAATTCTTAGAACTCGGTAAGAAATACAAAATGCCTAGTGAAGGTGATGATAAGGATTATCATTTAGACGCCGGCACGACGTTCATGAATGCGTACAAATCGCTTAAACCTGACCAGATTGCGTCGATGACGAAGGATACGCAGGACTTAATGTCGACACAGAAACAACTCATGAGCACTCTTCAAACTCTCAAACCTTTAATCAAAGATGGGAAAGAGATGATGGATATGTTTCAGGGATATTTCGGCGCGGGAACACCATCCCTGAATTAGACCGTCAATAAGGTAAAAATATAAAGCACCATAGTAATAATGAAACGTATAGATATTATGTTGATATGTATACTTTTAGCGGTTTACGGATATATTGCATATTCCTATTACAGAAATACCGAAGGTTTTACCGACACTACAACAACTATGGCAAAAGCAAAAAAAGATACAGATAATGCGTTATTGACGGTGATGTCACATATGAAAAAAGTCAGTGCGCATATAATGAGCCCGACAAATTGGATCGAACGTTTTGAATTAATGTCATTAAGTCCGGTTGAACTAGCAAGGCGTTATATAAATTCAAAGGATAATAACAGAGTGAATGGCAAGACATAGAGCTTTTCGTAGCATGGTAGGCTGTGCGTTAAACATATGTCCGCCCGGATTCTGGTGTATGGATACCGCAACAATGATATTTTGCGGTGCTGTTATTGCGATAGTAATCGTCTTAAGCGCGTATGTAATACTGAATAAACCCGCAGCGCATCAAAAACCAACAGTCGTAGTTGTCAATTCAAAACGTCAAGAATCGCCATCGGTTGCGGCGATTACGCAGGCACCCTCGGACCCACGTTTTGCACCGCTTTCACCAGAACGTTCGTATTATTCACCACCCGATGTACGCGGCATGCCTATAGCAGCAGGTGTTGGTCCAATGAATCCAGTTGTTCCGATTAATGTACAGACACGCGGAATACCGGATACATTTCAACAAATAGGAGTCTTAACCAGTCCAGGTGGTTCTGCGAATTCCGCATCGCCAAATCGTACAATTTTACCACTTTTTGGTCGTCAATTAACGACGAATCGCGACCGTTGGAATTATTATACGCGTACAGACGGTTTTAACCCTGTACAAGTGCCGGTTCAATACAAGCGTCGTAATTGCGATAGTGATAATGGATGCGATGAAATCTTAGATGGCGAGTCTATTGCGGTACCGATTATGGGGCAATCCTTTACAGCGAATATATATCGTTATTCAACACCTCGTTACATACCAGTTCTGTAAATTATACAATCAAAGTAAGGGATGTCGCTTGAAGATAATTTTTTTGGATGCGCAGATACACCCATTCAATTACCAAAAACAATGAATATCCAGGAAATACATAAATGTCATTCCTGTACATTACGCCTTACGGCAAGTATAGCAGGACCCGGAAATTATCAACCTTGTCAAGAAGGCTTAACAATCAATGAGAATCCGACTGTAACATTATCGGTCAATGGAATTGCGCATTCGCTGATTGAAACTATTTTAAGTTTTCCAGGCGGTCATAGATTAGCCGACCATCAAGTCGTATGTCCAGCAGAACTCTTTCTCTATTTTCAGAATACACGCGACCCATCGCAACACGTGTGTCTTACGATTCCGTTAGACGTAGGTCCCGGTAATTCCAACGCCTATTTTACAACCTTAAATAATGTTGTACAAAATAACCGCCCAACGGTTGATACAGTCTTGCCGAACAATACAACAATTTTAATGTACAATGGCGCGGATATTCGCGGACGAGCGTCCGATAACCCAAATCCGCGAAATCTATGCGATCCCATAAAACGGATTGTGACATATTATGTTTGTATGAAATCGTCACGTATTGATGCTGCGGATTACAATCGCTTACTGGCAGCGAATCCTAGTGCCAAAGGTGTAGCGAAACCTACTACGGATGTTCTCAAAAGCAAACTTATAACCCTAGGGTCTATCGTAGATGAAATAATTCTTTCGGAAAAACCGAAATCATCATCGCAAGGCGGTGTGAATATAAATGCCTTGAAATGTTATCGTGTAGATAAAGAAAAAGATGTTGTCGGCGATAAAGTCTATGTTGGAGATGATAAAAAACCAGGGCGAACCTTGGAAGATGAACTCAATGGAACACCCATTGAAACACCGGATGTTACTGACGAACCTACAGTACGTGCTGGACATATTGAATCAATTTTAAGTATCGTTGTTGGCGTTTTATTAGGAATTGTTGTCTGTGCTGGTTTAGTCTATTTAGTATGGCATTTTACATTTGCGAATTACGATGCTGCGCAACGCAATTATGGTACAAATCCGACAAGTGGGGGGAGTGGAGGAAGTGTAGGAAGTGGAGGAAGTGGAGGAAGTGGAGGAAGTGCAGGAAGTGGAGGAAGTGCAGGACCAGGAGGTGGATTAGGAGCTGCTGCTATAGGCACAGCAGCAGGAGCAGCAGCAGTCATAAGCGCAGCAGCTAGCGTAAAACCAAAAATAAGTAAAGGAACTGGCGCAAGAGAGTTAGTACCGAGAACCGCAGAGGAAAATAATACGTCTTGGGTATTTGAAAGAAAGCCAGTTTCAATAGCAAGTGCACCTAAGCCAACAGCGCGCGCGCATGTAGCGAACATTGGTGCAGGAACAGGTCTAGGTACTATAATGAAATTACCAGAGGTTCCAACAACTCCTATAAGTTCTTTACATGCAAGTCTTCCTACCGTCCCAACAACTCCTATAAACATACCGCAGCGCGATGCTATTGCTACCCCAACACTCTAAACTACAAATAATAAAATATGATAAAGTAAGATGGTGAAACACGGATTACAACTTCCTATTATTGCGGCAGTTGCGATTCTTTTACTAGTATTGTATATCGTAACACGAAATGATACATCTCCGGTTGTTAAATTCACACAATGGTACAGTAATTTAATGGAAGGCTTTGCTGCACCGATTGGTGATGTGCCACGCTGCCCACCCAATTATCGGTTTTTCAATGATAAACGCGGTGATAGTTTCTGTTGTAATGGTACAATCAATCCATTTACACATACGTGTGAAGCAAAGGGTCCGCATGATTTATGTGCATTCGATAGCCGGCACCCAGACCCACGGAATCCAAGTTCTCAATTACCGAGTTGCGCAGAAATGATAACGAAACAGACGACTGAAAATAGAGATAATTTATGCCCCGGTAAATTACCGCATTACGCATCTATAGGTAAATGCTGTTTGTTTGATACCGATTTAGATGGTTATGACTGCACGGCACAAAACAGCGACCCATCGCAATATTGTATTACCGGCACTACAAAACAACCGCACGAGCAATTCTGTAATGCTTTAAAGTTAGATGATGTAACGCAATGCCCGACAGGATTACAAAAAAAGTCCTACATAATGGGTGATAAGGAAGTGAAAAAATACGGCAATTCGGCATCCGGTGTTGTAATACCGTTCTGTTTTGGTATGGAGAGTTCCTGTATTCCTAACAATGTTATTGAATCTGTTCAGAAACAAGGTATTTATAGCGATAAAACGAATCTTGATGGCTGGAAATACTCGTGTTCGGGTTACGAACGTATTTATGAAAAACGGGATTTAACGGGTACGATGGATACTACGTATGTATAATCGCAAAAAATTGAATGCTTTCGTTCCCGAATTCGTACAGATGGTGCGATTTTCTTTCCTTTCTTATTTCTTTCTTTCTTTCAAATGTCTCTTCCTACAACTCTCCAGATTCCGACGCCCTCTGCGGAGGAGATTAAGATACTCGAGTCACAGAAGCGTGAGGTAGCGGTCTTCTCCTATGTCGATAAGACGGTACGCGTGTATGTCCGAGCAGCGGACGAAACATCGGATATACTCGGTAACCAGAGTGATTCGCTCCTATTCCGTGTCGAGGATGTCTGGTTTATCCAGACGCACTCGTGCCACGAGGATACGATTGAGCGTTCTCTTGCTGCGCTCTTCAATGAGCACACGTGGCAAATCGTAGGACACGTGCCGGTTCTGATGGTAAAACAGTCGAACGGTGCTGCGTGGCATGGCGATGTGCTTTCACCGAACCTGTTTTACAACGGCGTCTTCAGTCTCTTTGCGGATTGGTATGACGATTGTGGAATAAGTACAAAAGCGCGCCTGGAGTTTGCGCTTGAGATTCGGCGGGATTTCCGGTCCACACACGAGCGCACAGATAAGATGGGGTATGCGCGCGATAAGCCTATCCGCAGGATTCGCGAGTCGCTCTTTAAGAAGGAGGACCCGAAGCTCTACCTGAAGTACGATGAGTACTTGCATCATTACAAGCAGGTGCTGCCCGCGAAGGGTAACGAGACCTGGGCGCGGCTGCGTAACTACTTTCGCGAGAAGGCGATTCGCGCTGCGGTGGCGGAGAATATTGTAGATACGGATCCGATTCTTCACGCCGCGCTCGCTATCAAGGACAGCCAGGATGCTGCGCAGCCAATTGGCGGGCTTGACGAAGACTGGTACACGTACGGTGAGGATAACGCACTCCCGTACGAATAGTTCACTATTTAAATAAATACAAAAAATACAAAAAAAAACAAAAAAATAATGTTTTTTCAAAAACGGTCGCTTGTCTAAACAAACATAATAGTAATATTTATTATCATGTTTGACAAACTCCGAAAACTTAAAAACGTCGCATATCGTCCAGATGCAATAATTGATATAGGCGCACATCATGGAAATTGGACGAAAGCCATGAAATCAATATACGATGATTGTGATTATTATTTGTTTGAAGCGATTGATTATAAAGAATTAAATGATGTGAAATTAATGAAAAATGTCAATGTATTCAATGTTCTCTTAAATGAAACAGCACAAGAAGTCAATTGGTATCAGAAAAAGAATACAGGCGATTCCATGTTTCGTGAGAAAACAAATGTATTTGAAGATTGTGAGATTATCAAACGCCAATCGATTGATTTAGATAGTTTTTCAGTGAAAAACAGTATTTTGAAAGATAAGAAAAATATTTTGATGAAAATAGATTGCCAGGGTGCTGAAATACCAATATTAAAAGGTGCTTCGTCGTTACTTGATAAAACAGATTTTATAATTCTTGAAATGCCTGTATTTGGTAAGTATAATGAAGGCGCACCAAATTTCTTAGAACATATTGCGTATATGGATAGCATCGGGTTTGTTATTTACGAAATGTTAGAAGATCATTATTATTTAAATTTTAACATTCAAGTTGATATTTTGTTTATTAATAAAAATCATAAATTCAATAAAATTGTCAATGAGCTATTTTTACACTTGCATGATCCAGATATTCGAAATGTCATAAACAAATTATTTTTGGCGCCTTAGACCTGTTCGATTATACATTGTATGAATATAAATACTATTTATTTTCATATTCAAGTAAAAATATATATTCCATTAATATTCTGTGTACTTAAACGACGCAAGTTTTTCATCCAGATCAGGACCATAGCGTTTGAATTCATTATTTCCCGTATCCTCATCAGGTCTATACGTATAATCTAAGCCAACTGCGTCACCATCAGGGCGTTCTTCGCCTACAGGATATTGCCCTTCAACAGGCGAACCCGAATCATCACCGTACGGAGCAGGTTCAAACCCTTCCATTTTCCCAGCGGTTTCCTGAAAATGGCTATAATCACGTGCTTCAGAACTTTGGGTAGAATACGGTTGTGCCGGTTCGTTTGCCATAGTACGAATTGAAGTTTCACCGTACATAGAATTGGAAATTGTTGTATGCACATTTCGTTTGAAGAATAGAACGGCAGTTAATAAAAATAGGGCAAGACCTGCGAGAGGATAGACCGAAAAGGCTCCGAGCGCCGCAATGACTAGCAATACTGTAGCAATCGGGCTATTTGTATAGTGAGGAATTGTAACCTTATCTGTCGCGATAGCAGTCGTAACGGCTAAGATAATGATTGTAGCAACAATTTGATACATCTATTCTATACATGCGAGCGAGAATGTTTCTTTGGAAAAACTTGATAGTTCAAAATAGAATACGTCTTAATCAAACATGATTCCGTCAAAAGTATTAACGCAACGTGGGTACGCTATTGATAAAGCAATTCTGAAAAAGGAGCAGATTGCGCTCCTTGAAAAACAACTCACGGTAACGCCGAATGTTCCGATTTCCTTTGCGGCGATGAGTACGCCGTTTAAGATTTGGACGGAATCGACGACACGATATTATTTACCAAGAGCATGGGCGGAAGCGCAGTATGGTCCGGCAGAAATGGACAATCGTTCGCCGGGCGATGCTTTACCCACCACACTACAGTTTCAAGGTGAATTACGTCCTCATCAGGTTGAGGCGCTCAAAGCGTTTCGTGATGCACAGTACAACGGAATTATCTGTTTGCCGTGCGGGTACGGTAAGACATTTACAGGAATTGCGGCAGCAGCCGAACTCAAAGTCTGTTTTCTTATCGTCGTTCACAAGGAGTTTCTAGCAGACCAATGGTCGGAAGAGTTAGTACGGTTACTTCCGGGTATTCGTATAGGGCGAATTCAAGGCGAACGTTGCGATATTGAATGCGATGTAGCGATTGCGATGATTCAAACAATTTGTAGTCGTAGTTATCCAACAGGAACATTTGCGCGTTTCGGATTTGCTATCTTTGATGAAGTTCACCATCTCGGCGCAGAGCATTTTAGCCAGGCTCTACAGCGACTCCACTGTCGAACAATGCTCGGATTGACCGCAACACCTAAACGCGCCGATGGACTTTCGAAAGTCTTTGAATGGAGTCTTGGGTCTATTGTATATCAGATTGCGCGGCGACCGTTAGATAATACAGTTTTGGTTGAATGCTTACGCTATACATCCGAAGAACCTGCGTACGCGGATGTACCTACAAATTGGAAGGGCGATGTTGTACGACCGCGTATGATAAACCAAATTGCCGAATTCGTTCCGCGTACGAAAGAAATACACGATTGGATACGCCCGTTTATGGAAGAACCTGCACGTAAGTTATTGATTCTGTCGGATCGCCGTGAACATTTAACGGAATTTGATACACTCTTTCGCGCGTCAGGCATTGAGTCTATCGGATTTTATGTAGGTGGTATGAAACAGAAAGACCTAGATATTTCCGCAACGAAACGAATTCTTCTCGGTACGTTTGCGATGGCATCGGAAGGTATGAATATCCCAACACTCAATGCGGTACTGCTCGCAACGCCGAAAAGTAATATTGAACAATCTGTAGGACGTATTTTACGCTTGAAAATAGATGAACGAACTGTACAACCAATAATATTGGATGTATTAGATACGGCATTTGTAGAATGTTATGGACAGTGGGCGAAACGTAAAAAATTCTATAAAGAATGTGGATATCGTATGAAATGGGTGGGGGAAACGGAAGATATGGATGTTCCGAGAGTCAAAGTAGAGGAACCGAAGGGATGTTTGATTGTTGAGGACGATTAATGTAAAGGGATATCTCCCCTTTTAAAACTAGCGTCTCTTACGATACGTGCGGCGGCGTGCTCCACCAACACGTGCCGAATGACCAATAACGTCATTGTAGGCTGTAACACCATCCGGTAACGCACCGCCGCGTGCCGAAGACGGTTCAAAATGGAAACCCGCAGTTGTCGCAGGATAGACGGGAATTTCAGAACCAGGTGCTTTGTTACATTCGGGCGACCAGGGATTCGACGTACTATACGCGCCTCCGCGTGCTCCTCCGCGTGCTCCTCCACGCATAGGTTGCCCAGCAGGTGCGCCGTATGGTGCCGTAAAGTCACAGGGAACAGAACCGACTAACGCGCCTGCGTTAGGTCCATCACCACCAACGCTCACCGAGGGATTGATAAAATAACGACCGCCACGCATTGTTCGTGTTTTTTTACTACGATGCGCGCGCTTACGTCTAGAACCACCACGCATTTTCGTGCAACCGCAATCACGACGACCACCTACCATTGCAACTTGTGCGAGCGCGGGATTCGGTTCATTAAATAACTGCCCAGGACGCGCCGGGAACGCACAATCGCTAAATCCCTGATTCACGGGCATCTTGATAGAAAAATCTGTATCAACTTTCGGGTTAAAAGGTACAAGAGGCGAGCCTAAACCGTATCCTGCGCCTTTCATACGATAGGAGCAACGCTTACGGCGCGCTTGGCGTAATGCGCGGTTCATACTTCTACTCTATATAAACAAATATAGTCCGAAATAAAGGTTATATCCAACCCTAGTTACGAATGAACTGACAGAATTTCCCATTTTTCAAACTGTTTATTCCACGTGGTATTTATTGGAATTGTTTCACTGGGAAATGCACGTAAAGAACGACTAATCGCTAATGTACGAACCATACCAAGCCCGAGGCGTTCTTCGCCACGCCAAATAGAAAATACATCGGGTCCTATGGCTGTTTCCCGTTTGGCTAGATGGTGTGTATCCGTTACAATAGGTTCTTCTTTTGCCTTTTGTTCAGGAATCCATAGCATACGTTTCTGTCCTTCTTTATCAGGGATAAACTCGACAATTATACCGGGAGCCGGTTCTGTGAATTCATCTAGGGATATCGTTTGTGAAATAGAAATGGTGAATCCTTGAAGTGCACTATCTTGCTGAAATCCTCGTGAGAAGTCATTAAGATATTCCCGACGTTCCGTAAATGTATTATGATTCCAAACATCTTCATTTTTCCAGACAACAACATCTTCGATACATAATGTACTTCCAGAGATATAGGCTGAAAAGACGAGTCCGTGCTCTTTGATAGACTCCGCAATACGCATCCGAATACGAATAGGTCGTTTTTTGTATTGAACTGGCTGTAAGAAAACGATATTATTTGTGCTTGGAACGATCACCAAGAATCCTGAAAGGACACCCCGTGAACGAGTACTGACAACCATTTTTTGATTGAAACGCGCAGCCATATCCTCATTCTTCATTATTCGGCTAATACTGTTTGTTTTTCCGAGTGCTGTTCCCCATCCGAAACTGCCTGCATAATGTTCTGCTGTGAGCGACCAGTCCATTCTCAATATGTTATATTACAGGGGGTACGGTTTAGACCGTATTTTTGTTCACGAAGCATTATGTAGAGAGACGAAACAAATGGAACAACCGCAGTATAAAAAAACCAGCGACCTTGTTCGTAGAATACGAACAAGTATTGAGGATGTTATTATATCGATCGTACGTGTCTTATTTTTTTGGTTACCAGATGATACATCGCGTGGGCACGCGCTAATGGTACTTCATTTATGTATGCAATTCTGGTTCATTCCATTTTTCATACTTTCAAATACGAATCCTTTACGATTCATCATTTTATTAGTCACGCTATTAATTGTAGCGTCACAATGGATATTCCGTGGTTGTGTAATTACTCGTGCTGAACGACGATTGACAGGACAAAATGAAACGATTCTTGATTCAGTTATTACTCTTATGGGGGCACGCGTGAATGGAGATACATTAAAGGTTGCTACGATTTCATCGGGTTCTATAATTTTAGCATTAATGACAATTTCGTACATTTGTGATTATATTACACGTAAGGGTCTATAATAAAGAAAATGACGACCCAACATCACTTGAATCAAATGCGTGAATACCCTGCATGAATTCTTCGCCTGTATTCGTTATGCGAGATTCAATCATTTGTTCCGGGTGGCGTAAATTCGAACCGAATTCGGGAGCCATGTGTGCATCTCCGATGAGTGGGTCGGAGGCTTCGGGTAAATCATATTGAATCGAAGGTGGTGTTTTCTGTAATTGTTCAGGGGTGCGTAAATCCTCTTCGGTTTGTCCGGGTACTGATGGCATACGGTTTGGAATTGGGTTTTGTTTGTGAACAACCGGAGCAGGTCCGTCATCCTCCACACTGTCGTGAGTATCTGCTACCATACGAGGGCTTGTAGGTGCGCTAGAATGTGGGGATGTTTGATAATCTTCCTTGTTCACAGTGTGCGAAACACTATTTGTGTTTTGAGAGGATGCCTGAAGAATATGATAACCGAAAAACCCGAATACAGCAATCACAAGAAGCAGGATAATCCAAGAAACGGGAATACGAGTCGCCATAATCTTTTACTACTGGGCTTTGTAATAAAGTTTTATTTCTTTACTGCGTTTCGGTGGGTGCAAAAAGTATCATTTACAACCCGATAGCGTTCTTTGTCCAAGTTCAAAACTCTGTTTAACATCAAATGATACAAAATTACGAACACAACCGTTTTTTTCACAACAAGCGGTTTTTAGTTTTTCACATTCGCCACTGGGGCTTTTCTGATTAAATTTTTCTATTAAATTATTGAATATTGTTTTGCCTCTGCGTTGTTTTATTATATCAGACGTATCCATTTACAATGACATTATATTATTTATCAGGGTGCTTCTTGACTATAGTTAGAACTGATAGCACGGGATGTTACACGCTGCTGAGGACTACTGAATGAGTGGTCGACAGCATCGCTCGTATTGCTTATAATATGCGATAGGAATCCACGCTGCGCACCGAGTGCGGATGTATTGGATGCCATACGTGAGAGCAGGGGCGCGAGCTGGTAGCCAGCAGTGCCAGGCGGCGGTGGAATAGCACCAAAAGCAGCAAAAGCAGGAAACGAAGTCGCAGTCGCAGTACCGAATCCCGTAAGCGCATCCAGCATCTCATCAACCTGTGCGTGAAGGCGGATTACGAAACTACGATGCGCAGCCTTACACGTACTGAGTTCCGTGCTGAGTTCTTTGAGAATTGTACGTGCTCGTTCTATGTCATAGATTTCGATAAGTCGGCTGACCTCCATAAATGCCAAAGCGACCCGCGTACGTTCATACTGTTCGACGATTTCATCTGCGGTTATAGAATAATCGAGAGAACAAGCCGCAAAGCAGGCGCCATTCCAACCGAACCGTATCGTAGCGGGTATAGGCGCGTCTGCTGTCTTGGCTGCGAGAACGACCCACTGCTCTTTCTCCGAAATGAGTGTTCCCACAGTATATTCGGTATCATCTTCAGCGCAACCGAGTTCTACGCAGCGCCAGCCCGCCGGAATCGGCAAAACACCGTTACGACCGACCTCGTTCTCCAATCCGCCCGTAATATCGCCGATAATCGCAGGTATCATCTCGTCTGCGTCAGCATAGGTGTAGGAACCGCGACTACGCAATGCGATATCGCGGAGAAGCGATGCGTTATGGTCGGAACCAAATCCAAGCATATTGATAGGCGTACCGAGGGGAACGACGCTACCGATGATACGCTGAAGACCAGACGGGGATTCGACTCCGCAGTTTATCTGACCGTCCGTGAGTATAAAGACCGCATCAATCGGCTTTACAATATCGGATACGAGTGACGTAATTGCGAGCAGCGCACACTCGAGATTCGTACCGCCGCCCGCGACCATAGAATCTACAGTCGTATGCAGTATGAGTTTGGACGCGGCAGTCAGTATAGTCGCTTTACTCAGCACATTGGCAACATTCGAATACCCTATGATGGATAGTACGTCACTATCCATCATAGCGTCAATGAGCAGATGAAGCGTACGCTTCACCGCTGTAATGCGCGCACCGTCCATACTACCGCTCGTATCCAGCAGGAGCGTGAGATGGAAGGGGCGGCGCATCGCGTCCGCAGCAAGTTTCGGTACAATACGCACCGCGATAGTCGGTACCGAATTGATGATAGAAAGGGAGGAAGAAAGATTCATAGACATTGTAGGAAGTGTAGGAAGTGTAGGAAGTGTAGGAATAAGAAAAGGAAGAAAGGAAGGGAACTAGTACGGGAATTTACATACAATATGAGTTCAATTTTTGCCTCTTATCGTTTCATCCACGTATCGTAGTTAAAATCGGTTTCATCCGCCCATCCTAGCACCGCATAGCCGTCTACACAAAATGAATGGCTTCCACTGACAACTAAATGATATAATTGTGTGAACGGAGACATAGATACCGTTTCTATCGTTGTTACGGATTTTGGACCATTAATCGTTTGTAAATATTTACCAATAACAAGTGGCTGAAAACATTTTGGATTCAAACCAACCATTGTACGTATTTCAGTAACACCTTTCGCATTAATAACTTTATGGTCTTTTCCATAAAACGTATTTGGAACAAGTTCACAATCTACGGCAAGAATCGATTTATCTGAGCCAACATGGGGGTGGTGCGATGTTGTTTTATGCTCATTATTTATATTTATCATTCGACCAAATCCGAGGAGTGGTCGATGAAGTGCTAAAACGGTATTTATTTCACCAAACGCACCTACAACTTTATCGCCGACTTTCACATCTTCAATAGGTTTTAATGATCTATCGGACATAGATACCTTTGCACCCGCAACGAAACACCCACCAAAGACCGATTCTTGTGTTTCCGAACTACATGCATTACTTGCGGTGTATTCAAACCTCGGAGGTATGGAATAAGAGCGATCAGGATAAAGAACTAGAAATCCAATCTGAGAAGGATATGGATTACTAGTAGCATACAACCCAAGATTGGTTTGTGCACGTAACGGTACAAAACCATCAATATCGTAGATAGCTTCTGAATATGTGGTCGCATTACAGACTGGTAAATAACCAATCAAAATCGCAATAATATCTGTATCATATCCAGCTGGCGGACCGGGTATATTGACAGTTTGAACTAAGTTAAATAATCCGTTTATCAAATTTTCTACATCTGCTATTCCCCCAGGTGTTGCGGTGAAAGGGACATATACAGATGAAGGATAATCAGTGGGAAATTCGCATACAGGATAGCAAAAGTTACAACCACAATCTGTAAGAATATTACCAGCCTCACGTAATAAAAGTGTATTTGCACTTTGTCCTTTTTTTCCCATATCGGGTGTATCAGGATTTAATCGCTTAAATGTAGTAAGCGCTTCCATTTTTCGTAATTTAATTGTATCTGAAGCCGTTAAGCCGTTATTACGTGGCATACTCTATTTGTACTTTCTATTTTTGATAAGAATTCCTCGGCATATTCGTCTTCCATGGCTGGATCGGCGATTTCACGATAATCGCGTACATAGAATTCACGAGTATCGTTACGAACTTTTATTGTTGCACAACGTTCCGTAATGAGATTGTACAAAATAGTAGGTTTAGCATTTTCGACTAGTTTTCCAATATATCCCGCGCGAATCCATTTCGTTCCATCAAATACGGTTTGTGCTACGGAAAGTCGTGTTCCAAATAATTCAACAATATCTTCGCATTCTTCTTGAACAATACCCAGTACTGTTCCAGAGTTCCAAACAATCTCCCCAATCTGTATATCGCGTAAGGGCTTCCAAACACGATTTGCCATATATACGTTCAACGAACCACACATACCGAGACTGTAATCATCTACGGTATCGCGATGCCCGTTCGTATTATTCAAATGTTTCATTGCGTATTCTTGAGTCTTTTGTATAACATCTGCGCTTTCATGCTCGTCGTAGTCTGCGGCAATTAATTGACGATTGCCTACTAGAAATTCGTGCCCTGATACATTGAGACAGACTAATTCGGGAATAGAGGGTACAATTTCTGCTTCGGGGTGGTTTCTTGCACAGACCCAACCTTTCGGCGATTGTACATAATGTTCGGCACTGAGTACAACATCGCTAATTTTGACCATCGGCGTTTTATCACCGGCGAATCTGAATACGCTTGTCACACGTGGCGCTTCACCAGTCTCACGGACCTGCGCGAGTGTATCGCCAATTTGTAATTGAGATATCTCTTTCGTTGTTCCATCTGCCATACGTACGGCTGTGTCGGGGGCAAAACAGAATTCCATGAGGAATTTGACTAAGTCGTTTTCGCTTACATTCATACCGGCTGTTAGAGCACTTGTTCCCATCCAAATAACAGCGTACATAGTACCATAGACACGCCCCATTAAGTTATTGATTTTCAAAAAGGACATACGTATGTTGAACATTAATCCTTGAATACGGTCACGTACATTTCGTATAAAATTATTTACACTGAAAAGAAAATTACTGAACAATTTACGAATTCCCAGCGCAACATCTGTGATTAAGGTTATAATCTTCGTAAATTGCCCGAGAAGTGCATAAATAGGTGTAAAGATTTCGGCGGCTTTCAAATTGAAAATAGAGGAGAGGCAATAGTTGAAATTTTCCTGCGTATCATAACCGAAATTGGACGCAAATGGCATAATGATTGGATTACACCGGTACCGGGGAAAGTTTTTTGCAATTTCTTGAAGGTTTCCTAATGTAAATAATAATACAAGTAATACAATGAAAATAATAGTCATAATAATCATTTTTATCATATTGCTCGTATAACCATCACTCCACTCTGTGAGTGATATTGGTTGTGCGGGTTTTATTGCGTCCATAGGGAATACCCTTCTAACGACTAGTATTAAAATTATACAGGTTCGTTGAACACAGTAAAGGGGGATATCTCCCCCTTTCATTGCTACTACGTAGTGCGCAGTACCCCCTTTTATGAAATCCACGAATACAGATTAGCATAATTGATATATTATAAACATAAATTACATTTCTGTTTATGATACTAATTATACTGTTATTTCATATAGTAATAATT